CACCGATAGCCAAACCCATACCAAGATCCACACCATTCGCGCTTTCAAACCTCAAAACACTACTGTTTATCAATGATTTAGCAAGAGAACTTGCATTATCATCCAGCATTTGAGTCTCAGCAACTATGGCAGTGGTAGTTGAATCCGTTTTGCGTGAATACCTGAACCAAGCCAACAAAGCAACTGGAACAAGCACAGACAAAACAGACATCAACTTTGGATGACCAGATAAAAGATGAATCAACATACACTTTGCTGCATTATACATAATTGAAATCATATCCATAGCATTATAAGCAACCTCTTTTGCCATGTTACGAACTCGCTCGACGACAGAGGGTATTTTATGTAATGGCAAAAAACCATTAACCCATTGATAAATTTTTCCTTGTTTATCTCTAGCCCAATCTCCACCTTCATTCAAATATTTGATTGCAGCAATTTGATATTGCACAATCTCAAATTCACAGGTAAGATCCAAGGGCCGCTTTTCAAGTCCATTATCACTAACAGTGATATCTGAATCATATATACATTGTGGCCTGTCCAGCAGAACACGGAAAAATGAACTCAAGGAACGAGAACAACATTTGCAATGCCACTTTGTAAACAATAATTCCTCATATAATTCAACCATGTCACCTATGTCGCCCTTACCATGTTGTAAACACACTTCTGCAAAAGCTTCATTACATGTTGAAAATGGTTTACGATTGTTCAAATCAAATGAACCAGGGAAGCTCTCAACCGCGGGCGTACCAGGGCCTTGAACTTCAATTGGTAATTTTGGGCAACCATAAACGTCGTCAAGTGATTCTTTGTGAAGCCTTTGAGCTACATTTTTGCGCATACCCAATTGCTTCTCATTAAAATCACGACGATACTTAATTGAATTTATAATTAATTTCATAATGGACGCAAGTGTTGGGACACAATCTGGCTGACCACAAAATGAGGTCATACCACATCCACAACAATTGTGCACTTGACCAGTGCGAGTGTCCAAATGCATAAATTTAATCCAAAAACATGATTGCAAAGTAAAAGATGGATTACGTTGGATAAATTCATTCACTTTGTCGTAATCAACACTAGTACAGCCTTCTTTGCGGAATGCATGTT